ATTAACTTCGTGGTCTTCGGAAGCACCTACCCGAATCCTTAATAATCCATGAACCCAAATCTTAACACACCTATGATCGGGGTCACCGGATTGATCGCTAACATAACCCTTGAACAAGTGAACACATTAGTCGCTATCGCCGTAGGATTAACCACCTTAACATACATGGTGATTAAGATTTACCACGCCCTAAGAAAACGATGAAAGAAGAATCCCGTAGCATTAAAATGGAGGGTCTCCAGGATCTCTTGATTGACACCTTCATCGACCGTATCCAAAGCGGAGACGACACCCCTGCTCTCTTAAACGCTGCCCGACAGCTACTTAAAGACAATAACATCAGCGCAGCAGTCACCAAGGGATCACCTATGGAAAACCTCGTTAACATCCTTCCCTTTGACGATCCGACTGATCAAGTAGTCAACGAATGAGCGACCTTCCGAAAAAACTCCAAGACTTCCGAAACTTTCTTTGGATGACTTGGAACCACCTTGCACTTCCTGCACCTACTCCTATCCAATACGAGATAGCCGAGTGGATGCAGAACGGTCCACGCCGAGGGGTGATCCAAGGATTCCGAGGTGTAGGTAAGTCATGGATTTGTTCAGCCTTCGTCGTTCATCAACTCCTCCTTGATCCACAGAAGAACATCCTGGTGGTCTCCGCATCCAAGAACCGCGCCGATGACTTCTCGACGTTCACCCTCCGACTCATTCACGAGATGGAGATCCTTGGACACCTAAAGCCCAACGACAAGCAACGCTTCTCCAAGATCTCCTTTGATGTTGGCCCAGCGCAAGCCTCACACGCACCCAGCGTCAAGTCCCTCGGTATAACATCACAGCTTACTGGTAGCCGTGCAGACATCATTGTGGCTGATGACGTGGAAGTCCCCAACAACTCCGCAACTCAATCCATGCGGGATAAGCTCTCGGAACAGGTCAAGGAGTTTGAAGCTATCCTTAAGCCCAACGATGACAGTCGAATCCTGTTCCTTGGGACTCCACAGTGCGAGGACAGTATCTACAACAAGATGCTCGAAAGGGACTACGAGACTCGCATTTGGCCGGCGAAGAAGATCGGTGTGGAGAAGTCCGAGAAGATCTACCGAGGTAACATAGCGTCCTCGTGCATCGATGATGACCTTATCGGAAGCCCCACAGAACCCACACGATTCTCTGAGATTGACCTAGCAGAGCGTGAAGCTTCCTACGGTAAATCAGGGTTCGCCATGCAGTTCATGTTGGACCCCAAGCTGTCCGACTTGGATCGTTATCCATTGAAGATCAATGACTTAATAGTCATGGACATTGATGACACCACGGCTCCCGAAAAGCTGGTCTGGGCGCAATCACCAGAGAACGCTTGGGATGCCTCCGTGCCGAACGTAGGGTTCACAGGGGATCGCTTCTTTCGCCCCATGAAGGTCATCGGTGATAACATCCCCTTCACTGGTAGTGTGTTAGCTATTGACCCATCGGGACGAGGCAAGGACGAAACCTCATGGGCAGTCGTAAAGATGCTCAACGGGTATCTCTATGTGACCGATGCCGGCGGTATGCAAGGGGGATACGATGAGACCGTCTTAAAGGTTCTCACGATGAAGGCCAAGATGAACAACGTGAATGTGATTGTTGTCGAAAGCAACTTCGGTGACGGCATGTTCGTAGAGATCCTAAAGCCCTATCTCTCAAAGATTTATCCCGTAACCGTCGAAGAGGTTCGGCATAACATCCAGAAGGAGAAGCGCATCGTAGACACCCTGGAACCCGTGATGAACCAACACAAGCTGGTCATCGACCCCAAGGTCATCAGGAACGACTACGACACCGCCCAGAAGTATCCTATCGAGACCCAACTAAAATACCAGTTGATGTTCCAGATGTCTCGCCTGACACGAGAAAAGGGGGCGTTAACACACGATGACAGGCTTGACGCACTATCTATGGGAGTGGCATACTGGGTCGAACAGATGGCCCAAGATGCCGACATCAAGATCTCTGAACGAAAAGAGGAGGACATCCAAAGACAACTCCAGAAGTTCACGGATTCCTACTACAAGATTAACGCTAACCAAGCACCCTCAACCACATGGATATAAAAGACCAACTAACGGAGGCAATACGGCTTCTTGAAGGAATACGCTCTAGGATCGATTCTGAGAGCCTTTTGGATAATTCTGGAGGTCACACTCCAAAAATCTCTAAAAGCGCACAGGAACGCAACCTCGTGCTCGCAGTGGGGCATTCTAGGGAGCTTGATGCGGGTGCTGTGGCTTACGACAGAGAAACCTACGAATGGCACTACAACACAAAGCTCGCCAAAAAGATCAAGGAATACCTTCCAAGCCACATCAATACAACCATCATCAACAGCTACGAAGGGGACTCCTACACCGAGTCAATGCGATGGCTCAAAAGAACCGTAGACCCCCTCAATGCTGACCTCCTTTGTGAACTCCACTTCAATAGCTTCAGCAACCCCTCCGTAAGCGGCCACGAGATGCTTTACTGGCACTCCTCATCGAAAGGCTTAATAGCCGCATCCAACATCAACGATGCCATGAACGAGGACTTCCCAGGGAACACCGACCGAGGAGTCAAAGGGGTAACACACGGTGAACGCGGTGCGGGATTCCTGTATGGACCCAAGGCTCCGTGCGTGATCATTGAGCCGTTCTTTGGGTCAAACCCCGATGAATGGAAAGCTTTCGGGGAGACCGAATCTACCTTTAACACCCTTGCAAAAACACTTGCACGGGGAATCTCTATAACACTCTCTTACTCAAAGCCTTACTAATAACACCCATAATAGGGAGGAAAGAAATAGCCCCTATCTTAAAGATTCTCTCTGAGATAAAGGAGGAGAAGGATAAAAATAACAATCCCCTCTTAAAGATGTCTCTGAGATTTATTTATTATTTATTATCCTTATTATTATCCAATCTTAGAGATGTCTCTAAGACAGCTTAAAGAAGGAGGAGAAAGAGAGAGACACCTTTGTAGTGTTCAATGCAACGTAACTCCAACATCCCAGAGTCAGCTAAGGATCGCCTTGATCTAGCCTTAAGTATCCTTAACGAACACTTCGATGATGTCCTGGTGGCTGTGAATCACAGGGAGACTAGTAACATCCATGTGGAGTCCCCAACGCCTTATGCTGCCCTCGGGATGCTTCCGACTGTCCAAGGGAAGCTAAGGGAGTCTGTAGGACGCAACGAGTTGGCTCAGAGCATGCGTGAAGATGGAGGAGATTATGGATTGTTATTTGAAGAAGAAGACAACAGTGAAGAGGAGCCGGAATAGTTTTGTTACAAAAATCTGAAGGGGTATATATCGGTAGCGCGGTCGCGGTTCCCCCCGTTGCCCTCCCAGTAATGACATTGTGACTACCGATTGACGCGCTTTTTGATAGGGGGGGTCTATCGCTGGGGAATGCTAGCGTGAGTGATTAAGAGAGAGGTAATTGTAACGACATTAAGAAAGTCTTTTCATGTGATCGGATGCCATGAGGGGAGTGTTATTGACCAAGGGGACCCCACAATCGGAATTGTCGCTTTGCCAGGTTTTTGTGCATTTCCGCTTGTTTTTGTCGTGTCACCCCTTTTTTCTTTTGCTCTTAACACACTTAAAGCCAACGCCTTAAGTCTACCTGTCATACAATTCGTGTAAAAACACTCTTGAAACTTTTTTAATGCCGTGCAAATCTCTTTGAGGCTCATTTTTTGAGACCGACAAACAAAAACCATTAAACAAAAATGAAAAACGAAGGAACGGAAAAGCTTATTGAGTCAGTATATCAGAGCGTTCTCGAATGTGGTGAGGTTGCCACCAAGGAAGACGTCATCGGCATTGCCGTTGAACTGGAGCAGGAGGAAGGCATCGAGTTTGAATCGAGCGACATCGTAATAGCCTTCTACGAGGGCAACGATGCTGGCATCGATGCGTTCGTCGAGAATGCAGAAGGCACCCCTGACAGTGAATGGGATGCTGACAGCAAGGCGGACTACATTTCCGACATGGAAGCCCAGCGGCCATCTAAGCTTCGCAAGCAGTCACTCACAGATGCTCTCGCCAGCTTTTAATCCTGAAAAAAAAGAACAATTAAAACATGAAAACAAAAATACTGAGTCATCCAAAGGTTTCCAAGGGAGATGTCGATGATGTCCTGTGGCAAGAATACGACGGGTGGGGGACGACCCTCCGAGAGATGGCTAGACCGTCTTGGTGGGTTAATCTGGAGGGCGGGTTTAACCACAACGGAACGTCATGCATCCACGCTAAGAGTTTATCCATCTTGCTGGACATACTCAATAACGAGGTGACTGAGGGAAAACCGTACTAGGGTGTTAATTCCTAGCAGCCCTCTCGATTGTTGCGGGGGCTGCAATGGAGTAAACAACAAAAGCTCCCATTAAAACGATGAAAACAAAAACAAAACAACAAGCAAAGCCACAAGCCACCCTCTCCGCTCCTATTCAAAAGGCAGCGGAGGAAACCCCAAAAACAGCACAGAGGCGGCTAGGTTTGAACAAGGGCAAAGTGAGGCTTTGGATTGAAGGGAAGCTCTTATCAGATTCCAATTGGAAGCGCGGCGATGCGTTTGATGTTATTTGGTTGGATGGCGTTTTGCGCTATGTCAAAAACCCTAACGGATCTCGTAAAGTCGCCGGAACGGAAGCGCGTCCGATTATTGATACCAATACCGACAAGCTCACTACTACGCTCCACGCGACCACGGGGGAAAAGGTATCGCTCACTGTCACTTCCAGTTCAATCACAATTCAGAAGTAGAGACATGACACAAAAAGAAGCACAACAAGCCATCATGAAAATGCACTACGGTATGAAGGACGTGCAAGCTCTCCTAACGCATCGCAATCATTCAGGATTAACCACCTTGGAACGTTACAAGGCCGGCGAGATTGACAATCCTTCCGGATATTTGATGGAGATCTCTCGAGAGGTAATAAAAGTGAACTCAATTAGAGACATCACGCGCCGGAATGAAGCAATCGCAAACGCACTAAACTATCTACACACTAATTAGTGTGTTAGTTCCCTTCAATCCCTCGTTGCGTGTGTCGTGGCGGGGGATTTTGGGGAGTTAATAGACTCCTGTTGAAACATGAAAAAAACAAACCTAGAAAACAAAACGGTATTCCTCAAATTTGAGGGAGTAATTAATGAAATAAATTGTGAGCTTGTGAGAGTTTCGGATTATCCTGACATACACAGGTTACACCATCGCGAAAAGTTTGCGGAATATATGGAATTGTTCAATTGCGATTCTGACACGCTTTTCTTTCGCAAAAATCGCGCAATCCTTGTCACAAAAAGAACGGCGGGGAGTGTTATTTTTTCGGGTCAATTCCGAATGAATGACGGCGTTCCTAAATTCGTTCCGCTTGTGGCTTATTGCGATTGGCAAGGAGTGAAGCGGGATTTTTTCCTATTGCTTGATGCTGATTTAACAAGCGTAGAGCGTGAATATCGGGATTCCTTGTCGCGTGTTCCGTTGCGTAAGTGGGAGTTAAGCGTAGTTAAAACTTCCATTAACGCTTACTTGGAAAACCTTTTGCCGCTATCTCCGGCGCGCGTAATGGATTGCGTTCGAACAAATCCGCGCGGACATCTTGATTCCACAAGGGATTTGAGAAGCGGAGATGTCCATGATTTCTATTCAATCTTTCGAGACCTTTCACACAAGGCTATTTCGAGCCTTGAAAACCGATTGTTTCCCGTTAAATCTGACACGCTTGAAAACCTCGTGAGAGCTAAAATGCCTTTGACCAAAGCGGGACAAAAATGGAACTTTTGGTGCCGATTGACTAGCGGACGGAATCTTGGAAGCGCAAATCAGGAAATCAAATCATGGGAAAATGATCGTTTGGTTTTTAGTTCCGGCGTAACTGTCACACTCAAAAAAGAAGAGGCTAGGAATTTCCTGGAGGGCAAGCTTTCGCATCTTCGCACTGATTACGGCGAGATTGAAAGCTATCCCTCTCTTTTAGTTTGTGGTTGCCATCGCCTTTGTGTTAATCACGTACGAGGGATCCTCGAAATGCCGCCTATTGATAAAGAAGCGGAAGAAGATTTGCCGCCATGTCTCAAAAAGCTCAAAACTGATTTTGAGGAAATTGAGCGATTCAACGTTGAAGAAATCACTAACCTTCAGACTCTTTACAGTGACAAATTAGTTGAGGAAGATAAAGAGGCGACGTTGGAAGAGCGGCGCGAGTTGAAATCTGAAATTTTCCGATTGCAAACGGAACGCCAGCAATATCGGCACAAGCAGACGCGCGAAATCCGGAATTCCTTGGATAAAGCATATGGCGAAGTGAAAAACCAGCTTCGCGAAAAACTGAAAACAACGGATGAGTACGAAAACGCCGTGAAAGACTCCGAGGAAAAAATCAGAATCCAATACGCCAAGGATAAAAAGGAATCGGATTTTTACGCTCGCTCCGCTGAATGCTTGGAATCTCTCCGCAAGTGGATTGACTACGTTGCGTTGGACAATCGCCGTAATATTTTGAAAACAAACTAACAGAAATAGAAAAATGAATTACCAAACAGCTAATGCCATGCTCACGGGTCGTTGTAAAGATCGTCGCAAAATTGGAAATAACACTTACCTAATTAGGCGGGGAAAAGAAATCGCAATCCGATTGCATCAAACTGACATTATAACGCTCAATTCGGAAAACGAAATTATCGTTGATACTGGGGGATGGCACACTGTCACCACAAAAGCGCGCTTGAATGAATACCTTCCTATCGGTATCTATCAGAAAAGTGGTGAATGGTTCTGGCAGCATGGCGATAAATTCCGTGATGGTGACAAGATCACGTTAGAGGGGAGGATTAAGTGAAACGCGCGGAAATCACCTTTGCGATTGTCGCCGTGGCGTTTCTTGTGTGGATTGGAAGAACTGAAAAGCGCTTCCATGAATCTGAATTGAAATTCAAACAAGAAATTAGAAATGAGAATTAGCGAAGTTTTGCTTGCCCTCGCTTTCGCCCTGGTTTGGTATTTCCTGATAAAGTTAGTCCTAGCCTAAGCGCCGCCACAATCCACCACGCAAGAGCCACCTTGGGATTCCCCTTGGTGGCTCTTTTCTTTTGTCCTTTCCCCTTGTTTAAGGTTGCGAGCGTGGAATTCCCAAGGCATTCCCCAAGGACAAAACGCTTTGCGCGATTCTCACGCTCTTAAAACTCGCCTCGCCTTTCCCATCGTGCTTTCCCATCGTGCTTTCCCCTCGGTCTTTCCCCTTACGTCCTTACGTTTTCCCGCGAAAGTGTAAGCACCTTAAGCCCTGGCCTGGTGGAGATAAAAAACAACCAAAAAACAATCTTGACCTTTTCCCGCATCCGTTTTAATCGTTGGGCATGTCAAAGAAAAACACGACACTAGCAGAGATATTCGACACCACCTTCTTGAATCGTTGGGCCGGTAAAGCCAGGGAGGAAGTTGAGCAGCGAAATATAACCTTCTGGCTCAGGAACCTCCCGAAAACAACAAGGGGTCTTTCGTTGGGCACAATCGACAAGGTGATCCGCGATGAGATCTCAAAAGGTAACAAGCCTTCCACTATCAACAGCAAGCTCCAGACCCTAAAGACCGCCTTGGATTTCACAAGGGAGCGAGGGATGCATGACGTTGGGCTTAAAGTTCCGCGCCTTAAGCAAGGCAACGATGCGCGTATTGGATTTTTCAGTGCGGAAGACCAAGCTCACATTGAATCGTTGATTGAGTGTGATCGCTTTCGGGACTTCTTTGTGTGGTCGATTGAAACAGGTCTTCGTCCTTCTGAATCGTTGGGCCTGAACTCCAAGATGATCCGAAAAGATCCGGTAGTGGGTGCGGTGATTGATGTTATTAAAACCAAGAACGGGGAGCCACGCACCATCCCTCTCACAAAGAAAGCCTTGGAGTGTTTGGAACGCCGGAAAAGCTGGGCTGAGTTCCGAGGCATAAGGATCACCCGTGAGTGGCGTAAGCTTCGCGGAAAGGATTCCTCGTTGGGCCGATTTGTGTTCTATACATGCCGCCATACGTGTGCCACAAGACTCCTTAGTCGGGGTGTTAATGTTAAGGTGGTGCAATCCTGGATGGGACACAAGGACATCACGATGACGCTACGCTACGCCAAATTGGTCCCAACGGATCTTGCAGCAGCACGGGACTTGATGGATAACGCCTAACCAAAATGGTGCATAGTCCAATGTAGAGACGGCTCGATACAAAGAGTGCCAATGTGTGAGTTCAAATCTCACTGCACCACCACCAATAATCAACATGAACGAAGAACAAAAAGTAGAGCCTCCGGTTACTAATTCCGCTGATTGGTGGAAGGCCGAGGCGTGGAAATACAACCCCATGATGGGCGAAAGCATTTTGCAATTCGCTGAACGGATGGCGAAGATGGCATACGAGGAAGGAGTCATAGAGGGGATGAATCGTCAACGTCTTGGTATTTATCCCTAGAACAGAAGTTGGATAACCTGAACACTCTACATCAATAATCAACAACAGATCATGAAAATAAAACAAAAGAAAATACTGAAGCAACTCAAGAAAAACGCTGAACAATACGCACGGGATGCAAAGAGTTACGCTGACCATGGATCATATGAAATCGCACTTGAATGTGTCATCATATCGAGATTCCTGACGGACAATTTAATTTACGGCATTGAAACCGGAGAATTCTTTGAGGACTAAACACCACCATTAACATGAAAACAATACTACTTACAATAACCGCCCTGTGTGCCGTTTCAACCTCCACTGTTCTGTTCTGGCAACCATACTCACCGCCACCACCGCCGGCCCCACCTCAACAACTCAATGCCTCCGTGATGTTAACAAAGTGGCAAGTCCACAAGATGCTCAATAGTTTCGACGAGGATGATCACATGGCTGAGATGCGTGTGTTTCATTCAGTGGTAAAAAATTCAGCCGATGGTTGGAGAATCTCTTCGACTCACCTTGTAAGAAATGATTATGAAAACAAAGAAAGATAAAACGATTAAAGGACTCACCAGCTACAAGCGTAACATCGTCGAAAGGGTGTGCGCGTTAGTAGCCGCTGAGTTTGCCATTGACGAGGGTGACCTGTTTGTTAAATCCAGGGCTTGCCAATACTCAGTCCCGAGATCAATCGCGGCGTCACTCCTGCACAAGAGCTTTGGAATACAGCAGCAGATCCTTGCGGATTATTTTGGGTATGTCTCACACAGTAGCGTCCCCCATGCTGTCCGGTCTCTTGACCGTAGGATCAACACGGAGCCGGAGTTGAGGTTTATCATCCAGAACATCCTGAAGAATGTAAACCGTCACCTAGAGCGAAAAACTCTTGAACGTCACCCCCAACAGTATTAGAATCAAAATGTCATCGCTGAATAGAGTCGTAGGAGAGCTACGGACCAGGTTACTGTTTTGCCTTCATTGAACACAGTGGTGCACTTTATGATATGAAACAGGACGAATTGAATCAGGACATGGTGGACATGGGGGTAGCTCGCTATCGTCGTAATGCCACAAGCACCAAGGGGTCATTGACACAGGCGGGAAGACGCATC